CTAAATGCTCTGATTAATTGGATTAAACTAGAGTATTCTAAAAATGAATATTAAGTTATGGTATTGTGAATCTATGAGTTTGTGGCGTTGGACTCTTACCGATAGTTCAAGACCAATTCGTAAACAAGAATCAGGTCAAAGAGAAAATCTTCGTGATGCTATGAATGATGTAGCAAACACTGTAGAATATATGATGAGTCAATCTTGACTTTTAACACACTTATTCCCGATGACCCAGCAAGTGAAGGGACCTGATTTACACTCAGGCATCGACGGGAGCGATACCTGTATCGGGCACTTATTATAAATAAAAAAACTGAAAATATATATCAAATAATAGAATGGAAAATTTAAGAATCAGATGTCGTTCCTGTGGTAAGGAGATAGAAGGGCATCCTAGTAAAACTGTGACTTGTGGATGTCCAAATATGGCATCCATTCGTGGTGATAAGATCTCAGCAGTTGACTTATCGCAGATAGTTATGCTAAACTCTTATCATAATAAAACAAAGTCTGGTGTTCTTACGAATGAAGACCTTGCTTTTCAGGAAGCAAGAAGACAAAGGAAAGTAAGACGATTGGATTTTGAAGTCCGTTGAGGACTTATTTGGAGAATAGCACCGATGGTCGGTAAATCGTCTTGAAAACGATGCCAGGGTAACACCTGATAGTTCAATTCTATTATTATCCGTCCATAAAGTTACAAATATTACAAAATTTTAGATTTATTTAATCTATGTTTTTGTATCAACACAAACTTGACATAGTAGAATTACTCACTAGTATAACTAGTAGTATTCATCTCAAACTTATGGATCAACATACATACGATAATTGGGTGAAGATCAAGGAAACTTTTGAAGCTTCTGGAAATCTAGATAATATGTTTTATAAGAGAGCAGTTGAAATAGTCAAAACCCGAAGAGACCCTCTGGCAAAGTTTCTTGGAGATGAAAAATGATGGAACCTTTTGATGATGATTATGTGACTCGCACTGAAGTTCAGGAGATGATCAATGCAGCAATACGACGACACAACCGTAATGCTTCTATCATTAGTATGTGCGTTGGTTGGGTGGTTCTTGCTTTATTTGCTGAGGGACTTTTAAGGTTAGTTGGAGTTATTCCACCATTACTACCATGGATCAACATTACCCTGAAATAATTGGTATAGTTTTCCTGTTGGTATTTGCTGCCACGATGTTTTATCAAGGCACTTGTATTATGAGAGGTCAAAGAGGATATTCACTCAGAGACTATATGAATCAGGAAAGTGTAAACATGCGTAAAAGAATAGAAGACTTACTTAAGGACAAATGATATCTATCACAGACGAAGACATTCAAGAATTACAAAAAAGAGTTTTACAACAGAAGATAGACGAATTATTTGAAGAGCCATCTACTTATGAGGACGAAGAAGATGAGTAGCACAATTTTCAACGCAATCTGTATTTTTAGTCTCATAGCAATTTTCCTAAATTGGGGACTTCACAATGCCTACCCACAATAAGAAGTATCATTTTGCGATGTCTGCCTTTGTGAGAATTCACGGGCATAGTGTAACTCACAACCACGACATCAAGCAGTTTTGTATAGAATGGTCTGAGTGGGGTGTAGATGCCCCTCTGTCGGGACTAAATGAGGTAGACCAATACTTCTACTATGAATATAAAAATTGGAGAGGAAGATGATTTTTCACATTGTAGAAACACTCGCAGCAAGTCCAGTCTGGTTAGGACTTTGTGGGGGTGGATTGATTATTCCTCCAATTATAGGTATAATGTTAATTCATAGGTCATCCAAAAATAATAATTAATTTTTTATGAAAATTGCATTGATTACTGGTATTACTGGGCAAGATGGATCTTATCTTTCTGAATTACTTTTAGAAAAGGGATATGAAGTTCATGGCATTATTAGGAGGTCTTCTCTCATTAATACTCATAGAATTGATCATATTTACAACCGCATTAAATTACATTATGGAGACCTCACCGACTCTACTAACTTAGTAAGAGTAATTCAGCAGGTACAACCTGATGAAATATATAATCTTGGTGCCCAGAGTCATGTGAAAGTGTCTTTTGAGATGCCTGAGTATACGGGTATGGTTGATGGTTTGGGAACGTTACGTGTTCTTGAGGCAGTACGTCTCTTGGGTATGGAGAATAAAGTTCGCATTTATCAAGCATCAACTTCTGAAATGTTTGGTTTGGTTCAAGAAATTCCCCAAAAGGAAACCACTCCATTTTACCCACGCAGTCCTTACGGATGTGCAAAGGTTTATGGTTACTGGGTCACTAAAAACTATCGTGAGGCATACGGAATGTATGCTTGCACTGGAATTCTTTTTAATCACGAATCCCCTCGTCGTGGTGAAACATTTGTCACTAGGAAAATAACCCGTGGACTCTCTCGTATTTCAGTTGGTATGCAAGATTGTTTGTATCTTGGAAATCTAAATGCAAAAAGAGATTGGGGTCATGCTAAAGATTTTGTGAGGGCAATGTGGATGATGCTTCAGCAAGATAATCCAGAAGATTATGTAATTGCTACTGGAAAACAATATTCTGTAAAAGAATTTGTAAATGCTGCTGGACCTTATTTTGGACTTCATATAAATTGGGAAGGTGAAGGATTGGATGAAGTTGGAATTGAAAAATTTAGTGGAAGACCAATCATTAAAGTTGATTCAAAATACTTTAGACCAACAGAAGTAGAAACTTTACTTGGTGATGCATCAAAAGCAAAAAACGAATTAGGTTGGGAACCAGAGATTTCCTTTGATCAATTAGTTGAGGATATGTGTATTCATGGACAATAATTCACGACTAAAAAACTTTCCAAACATTTATTGTTCGAGTTCAAAAGAAAGCACTGAAAGACAAGAAATTATGAATTTATGAAATTTTTAACATTTTTAAATAGTGGTTGTATAGAGATATGCAAAAATATGTTAGTTTCAGCTGAAAAGGCAGGAATTAATATGGATGATTTTTATATTGCTTGTTTGGATTCAAATTCATATGAGAGTCTAAAAGATTATAAAAATTCTTTTTTGTATATCGACCAACCAATTGTAGAATATCAAAATTGGACTTTTGATGAAAATAGTGGATTTAGAAATATTGTTAAAAACAAATGGTCTATCATTAAAAAAATCTATCAAGAAAATAAAAATCTTTGTTGGGTAGATACTGATATTGTATTTGTTAAAAATCCAATCAATTTACTAGAAGGAAACGAAGAAGTTTTATTTCAGTCAGATAGTCCAGGTTCTACTCTTTGTTCTGGATTTATGGTTTTTAATGATACTAAAGAATGTGAATCTTTAGTAAATGAATGTGGTTTCAACGAAACAGAAGATGACCAATTGATTGTAAATGAAATTGCTTTGAAAAAGTACAGAGACAATATTGCATTATTGAGTCCAGATTTATTCCCCAATGGACACGTTTATTATAATGAAGGAAAAAAGGAAAATGCTTATATCGTTCATAATAATTGGATGGTTGGTGTTAATACTAAAATTGCTAAGTTTAAGGAGGAAGGACTGTGGTTTATTTGAATCAAGATTACCTGAGACCAAAGTCTCTTACTCCAACTTATCCTCCGTATCACCAAGGTGAATATATTGAGGAATATTTTTATAGTCACTATCAACAGTTAGAGACTAAACCAAAACGAGAGTATATTGATATCTTCTGGTCCAATATCTTCTGCAATAAGATTTGGGCTGGACAACCTTATCCAGACCTACAGAACCTTCTCTATGAGACTTTGAGTTCTGATGGTAAGTATTTTACAGTCTGTCAGCAAGACGATGGTCCTTTTGAGGACTTCCCAGAAGACACTATGATATTCTCTGCTGGGGGTAATCGTAAAAAGGGTAATGTAATTCCTATTCCATTAGTTTGTTCTTCTATCCCAGAGGTTCCTAAACAAGAACAGAAATACTTTGCATCCTTTATTGGTTCTAATACTTACTGGGTCAGGACTGATATGGTCAAGGCATTTAGAGGAAAGGATGATTGTCTTGTAAAAGTAGGTAACTGGGACATCAATGTTGGGGAAGAGAAACTGAATAACTTCCTTGATGTTATGTCTGCTTCTAAGTTCTCTCTTTGTCCCAGAGGATATGGAACGACAAGTTTTAGACTTTATGAATCGTTCCAACTGGGGACAGTTCCTGTTTATATCTCTGACGACCACGCACTTCCTTGGTCCGATGAATTAGATTGGGAAGAGTTTTGTGTTATAATTGATGATGAGAACATTGGGAATACTTATGATATTCTCAAGAGTATTTCAGACGATACATACAATGAGATGTTGAAGAAGGGTCAAGAACTTTATCAAGATTACTTCTCTCTTCAAGGTGTCTTTGAAAACATTATTAAACGGGTGTAATGAAAAAGGTTTTACTGGTCTTTGGTTCTTATGATGATCAGAGACAAAAATTCTTTGATTCTTATATGTCTCCAAGGAATCAAGAGTATGCTGACAAGCACGGTTTTGAATACCTTGAGTTGAAGGATAATCTTTATAAGTATCGTGGTAATTACACCTGGTTGAAGTTTACTATTCTTGAGCAGATGCTTGAGGAAGAGTATGTGTCTGATGGTGATATTGTTACACATTTGGATGCTGATATGTGTGTAGCAAATATTGATCAACCATATGAGACTAGTAAATCATTCTCATATGCAATTGACTCTGGCAATACTCACTGTATGGGTAACTATTCTATCAAAGTCAATGAGTGGTCACGACAGTTGGTTGCTAATATCCTCTCAGAAGAGCGGTATCAGTCACTCAATGATGCTGTATCCAGACACGAACGATTTGGGTATGTAAATAGTTTTTGGCACGAGTTCAGGGAGCAGGCATCCTGGTATTCTCTTGCTGGAATCAAAAGACACTCTGACGAACCTTTCTGGAATCTTCCAGATTATGGTTGGCATTCCGATAAAACAGATTGGACTGTCTATTCTTTGGAAGAACTTTATGAGCACGTAGAAATTCTTCCTACCGCTTGGAATGTTACTGAACTAGAAGGTGAATCTAATTGTCAGTTTTTAATTAACAAAGTGGATAGGAATGATGTAATCATTCGTCATTTTGCTGGCGGGCAAAAATGGAGAGAGGAGTGGTTTAAATGATGTCTATTGCACTTTGCCTTACAGGACAAATAAGAAGCCACAATCTAGTTAATGGGAGTGTTAGAAAAAATTTATTAGATCTTTATGATATGGATGTATTTTGCCATCTTTGGCACGATAATGATAATTCATATTATAGAAGTTTTTATTGTCCAACGACAATTCACGGTCAGTACGGGAAGGATAAAGTCAAAGAGATAATTGATTTTTATGAACCAACTTCTTTGAAGTATGAAAAACCTTTTATTACAGAGAATACTAAGAGTATGATGTATTCTTTTATGGCATCTAATAATTTAAAGATAGAGTATGAACAAAATCATAATATTGAGTATGATATTGTTATAAAGAGTAGATATGATTTATTTTTTACTAACCCTTTAAAAATTGATAGTGTTGAGGATGGTATTATATATTTGATGAATAGACCTGGAGGATGTGGCGGGTATAATGATTGGTTGTGCTATGGAAATTCTAGAACTATGAATGTTTATATGCAAGCATATGAATCTTATAAGGATACTGAACGGATAAAACAACAATGTCCAGAAGGTATCTTTAAAGAGCATCTAGATAGAAATGGTATTAGAGTAAGTTACATCAACAGAGTCTTTTCTATAATGAGAGAAGATGGCAACATGGTAGTCTGATTTGGTAAATTATTTATGGAAAAAATTTTTGTATGCCATTGGAAAAAATTGACAGAAAGAAAGAAGCACGTCATTGAAGTGTTGGAAGAAGAAAAAATAACAGAATATGAATTTGTTGAAGACTATGATTCCGATGATTGGATTGTTGGAGACATAGAAAAGGAATTTCCAAAAATATTTGATAAAAATCCTAAAGGTAGAAATCTAAAAAATTCTGAGATATCTTTAGTTCTTAAGCACATTAAAATAATCAGAGAAGTTGCTGAGAAGTATAACTATGCTTTAGTCCTTGAAGATGATGTAATTTTGTGTGATAACTTTAAAGAAGAATTTGAATCTTCATTTAACGATCTTCCAGAAGATTGGGATTTGGCGTGGGTTGGAACTTGTTGCAATTTACATTCCAATCCAATAGATGGGAAGAGGGTATCTAGGACAACTGGATCTAGATGTACTCACGCATATGCTATAAGCAATTCTGGTGCCAACAAAATACTGAAGGAATTGGTCAATTGTAATGATGGTGCAGACTTTTACTATAACTATTTGATTGATAAGTATAGTCTTAACAACTATTGGTTAGAACCAGCACTAGCAATACAAAATTCCGAATTTAAAACAACAATACAAAACTGATATGAAGATTACTTTTTCTGATTTTTGGCAATATCCAAAAGCATTTGATCCAAACAATAATTTTTTTATTCACGTAATTCGTGAGTTGTTTGAGAATGTAAAAGTTGTTCATCCGGAAGATGCTGACGTAATGTTCTTTACTGTTTTTGGTAATGAGAACGGTAGATATAAAGATTGTAAAAAAGTATTCTTCACTGGTGAAAATATTAGACCAAACTTTAAAAAAAGTGATTATGCATTAACTTTTGATTTTGACGATTATGGTGGTAAGAATTTTAGATTACCACTTTGGTATTTGTATATTGATTGGTTTGGAGTTAAATCTTATGATAATCCGGATTGGTTGATTCCAGAGTCTTATCTTTATGGTGAGAATGAATTTACAAAAAAGAATAAGAGTGAGTTCTGTTCTATTGTTTATGGATCTCCGCATCAATCTAGGATAGATGCGATCAAGAATATATCTAGGTATAAGAACGTAGATGTTTGGGGAAAGGTAAATACTGCTTCTCCAATACCAGATGGTGAAAAATATAAGATGGATTTAATATCAAATTATAAATTCTCCCTATGTTATGAAAACTCTATAACTCCTGGATACCATACTGAAAAGTTACTTCACGGGAAAGTTGCAGGAAATATTCCGATCTACTATGGAGACAATACTGTAGATGAAGATTTTAATTCGAATTGTTTTATTAACGCTGTCAATATGACTGATGAAGAATTGATTGAAAAAGTAAAGGAAATTGATTCTAATGATAAAATGTATAGTGATATAATACAGCAACCTTTGTTTAACACTCAAGTTAGTCTTGATGGGATTAGGAATTATTTGTTGGAGATCTTAAAATGAAGTTAGCTGCTTGTTTTTCTGGAAGAACTAGAAACTTTGAAGATACTTTTGGATATCTTAACAGGAATTTTTTAGATGTTTATGACGTTGATATTTTTATTTTTGGATCACCCAATAAAAATGGATTGGAGCAAAACGTATCCCTCCTCAAAGATTTGTACGATCCGAAAAAAATCATTGTGAATGAACATAGTTTTTATGATGATTTGGATAGGAAGTATGACTACAGAGATCCAGTTGTAAAAATGTGGTACAATATCTTTCATGCTGATAAGTTGAGGAGAGAGTTTGAGATAGGAAATAATTTTAAGTATGATTATGTCTTTAGGATGAGATTTGATTTCTTCTTCATTAAGAAACTACTTGAGGTTGGAATTAGTTTAGAAGAATTGGACGATAACTCCATTTTTATTCCAGACAGGTGGAATTTTTCTCAAATACATCCAATGGCTAAAACGGATATGTTTGCTATTGGAACTAGTAAGTCTATGGAAGAATATTGTAATCTTTTTGAAAACGTTCAAGATTATATTAATAGAGTTCCAAAAAATCCTAATGGATCTCCCCATCCAGAATCTTTATTGGGTGTTTATTTGAATGCTATTGGACTCAATATTATACCTATAGAATCTCCATTTGAATTTGAGTATCCAGAAGAAATTGATATTGGATCAACAGATTTGCAGTATAGATCAAATTATAGAAAAATGAAATTTGACTAGTTTTTGAGGGCATATATAATTTGGAACAAAATAAACTTTGTCGTTATTCTGGGTGAATGGAATGATAAAACTTGTTATTTTTGATTTGGATGGTGTCCTTATTGATAGTAAAGATTATCATTATGATGCATTAAATCAAGCACTTGGTTCAGAATATACTATAAGTCGGGAAGAGCATGTCAGTATCTATGATGGTCTTCCTACAAAAGCAAAACTAGAACTACTAACAAAAAATAAGGGTCTTCCTGTAGATCAATACGATACTATCTGGAGAGATAAGCAAGAAGCAACCCTTAAGATCTTTAATGAGTGTGTTGCTAAAGATTATGAATTGATGGGGTACTTCCAGCAGTTAGTTGATGCCGGGTATAAGATTGCCGTTGCTTCAAACAGTATTCGCAATACTGTCAAGATCATTCTTCTACGTCTGGGACTTCTTGAATTTGTGGATATGTATGTATCCAATGAGGATGTTGTCCGTAACAAACCCTTCCCGGCAATGTATTGGAAGTGTATGACGGCACTTGGAGCATTGCCCAATGATACTGTCATTGTAGAAGATAGTCATATTGGTCGTCAGGGTGCCCTTGATAGTAAAGCACACCTTGTTCCTGTAGAAGATCGTAAAGATCTCAATCAAACGAAGATTGATCGTATTAAAAAAATTCTAAATGGCACAAAGAAAAAAGTTGCATGGGAGAGCAAGACTATGAATGTTCTTATTCCTATGGCAGGTGCTGGCAGCAGATTTGCTAGCCAGGGATACACCTTCCCCAAACCTTTGATTGAAGTTAAAGGCAAACCAATGATTCAGGTCGTTGTAGAGAACCTGAATATCAAAGCAAACTATACCTTCATTGTCCAAAAAGAACATTATGAAAAGTATAATCTTAACTATCTACTTCCTTTGATTGCTCCTGGTTGTAATATTGTTCAAGTAGATGGTCTGACTGAAGGTGCATGTTGCACAACTCTGCTTGCAAAGGAATTTATCAATAACGATGAACCACTAGTAATGGCAAACTCTGACCAGTTTGTTGAGTGGGATTCGAATGAGACACTATATGCCTTCCAGAATGGTGAGGTTGATGGTGGTATTGTTACCTTCCCTGCAACCCATCCCAAGTGGTCTTATGCCAAACTGGGTGAAGATGGATATGTTGCTGAAGTTGCTGAGAAGAAGACCATCTCCGAGCACGCTACAGTTGGTATCTATTATTGGAAGAAGGGTTCTGATTATGTGAAGTATGCTGAGCAGATGATTGGGAAGGGTATTCGTGTCAACAACGAATATTATGTCTGCCCAGTATTCAATGAGGCAATCGGTGATGGTAAGAAGATACGAATCAAAGAGATCGATAAGTCTGGTATGTGGGGTATCGGAACTCCTGAAGATCTGAATTACTTCCTGGAGCATTATGAGGGAGATATTTAATGGATCTTTGTATCATATCTCATAGAGCAAATATTGATGGTCCTAATCCAGAAACTGAAAATAATCCAGATCAAATTTTAAAGTGTATTGATCTTGGGTATGATGTTGAAGTTGACTTGTGGTATTCCCTACCAGAAAGAGAATTTTATCTTGGGCATGATAATCCAGATTATCAAGTTGATTATCATTGGATTAAAACACATAAGCAAAAGTTATGGGTACATTGTAAAAATGTTGATTGTTTGTATAAATTATCAACTAATCAAGATAAATTTAATTATTTTTGGCACCAAGAAGATGATTATACTTTGACCAGTAATAATTTTATTTGGACTTATCCTGGAAAAAGTCATACACTTAATTCTGTTGTTGTAATGCCCGAAAGAAATTTAGATTTAGTTGACTTTAATCAGATAAGATCATATAATGTATACGGCGTGTGTACAGACTATCCAAGTTTATTGAGGAACGTTTAATGGCATTTGAAAGACAGCACGATCTACCTTATCCACAACCATGGGAATGGGTTAAGGATAATATAGAGTTCAGTGATGATAAGTGTTTCTATGTTGATATTGGTGCCAATGATGGTCTGATCGTATCTAATACAGCACACTTTGACTTAAATCTTGGATGGGATGGAATTTGCATCGAACCTCATCCTAGAGCATTCTCTGAACTTGAAAAAAACAGAACAAGATCTACTAACCTAAACCTTTGTGTATCCAGTCAATCTGGTGAGGTGGACTTTTTGGTTGTTAGTGGATATGCAGAGATGCTGTCTGGTATCAATGATCAATATCATCCAGATCATAAAAAAAGAATAGACTCGGAAATTCTTAGGCACGGTGGTACTAAAGAATTAGTAAAAATTCAATCAAAATCATTGAGTCAAATTTTTGAAGAACACTCTGTAACTAAAGTTGATTACTTATCGATAGATACTGAAGGATCTGAATATGATATACTTTCCAGTATTGATTATGATGCAGTAGACGTTAGAGTAATTACCACAGAAAATAGTTCTGGAAGTGATATTAAAAACTTCCTAAAGGGCAAGGGGTATGAATTTGCTTTGCAGTGTTGTGCTGATGAGATTTACTATAAGAAATGAAAGTATCTCTTTGTTTTTCTGGGCAACCTAGATATTTGAATGATGCCTATGATGGTATATATGAAAATATATTAGAAAAGTATTCTCCCGATGTCTTCGTACATACTTGGTGGGAAGAATCTATGGCAAATAAAAAAATGGATCTCCCACAAACATTATCTTATGGGAGATCTTACTATTGGGAAGAGAATACTATTGATATCATTCAAAAATTGTATTCTCCCAAAAAATTATTTTATCAACCACAGATTGAGTTTGAAACATACCAAGATGTAGATTATGAATTAGTGAGACCGTCTCATGTTCATAGTATGTTCTATTCCATTGAAGAATCTAATAAGTTGAAGATCCAATATGAGAATGAGAATCGATTTGTGTATGATGTTGTGATAAGATGTAGATTTGATGTGAAATTTAATAAATTTGATATTGATCTTTCCGAGGTTGATATGGGATATATCAATTGCCCAGTTCATACAACTAATTTTCCAAACGACCAATTTGCAATATCAAGTTCCAAAAATATCGACATATACTCTTCTACCTATAGTAGTTTATGTGAGTACAAAAAATCTGGATGGACTGAATTTGTGGGTGAAAGATTATTGAAGCATCATTTGGATTCTAATAATTTGAGGTGGAATAATCCAGAATTAAATGGTAAAATAGATGTAAACATTATTATAAAATGAAAATCGCATTCCACGATAATTCTCTGTCTTTGAGAGGAACTACAGTTGCTATCTACGACTGGGCATATTGGACTAGACATTATTTGGACATAGATCCAATTATAATGTATGATACTTCTCACCCAGCAAATAATGTTGATGCCATCAGTAAATTTGAAAAAGAGTTTCCTGTCTTTGGATATAGTAATAAAAGTGAGATAGATAAAATCTTATCGGAAAATAACTGTGACTGCTTTTTGATGGAGAAGGGTGGAAAACCAGATGGCGTTATATCTACAGTAGCAAAAAATTTGGTGAATGCAATCTCTATATGTTCTGTATTGGATATTCATGGTGATGTTTATGCGATGGGATCTAAATGGTTATCTAAAATAACAGATTATAAAATACCATATGTTCCTTATATTGTTCATCTTCCAGACCATGAATTAAATATGAGGAGTGAACTTGGAATACCAAAAGATGCATTAGTTTTTGGTCGTAATGGTGGATGGGAAACATTTGATCTTTTTTTTGTCAAAGAAGCAATTGTTGAAGTTATAAACCAAAGAACTGATTTGTGGTTTTTATTTCAATTTACAGAACCGTTTTACAGTCACGAAAGAATAATTTATTTGGATGGAACCTCAAATTTAGATGAAAAGGTAAAATTTATAAACACTTGTGATGCCATGATACATGCAAGGCATATTGGGGAATCTTTTGGACTGTCTTGTGCGGAGTTCTCCATTCGCAATAAACCAATAATTACTTGGTATAATTCACCTGAAAGAAATCATATAGATACTTTAGGAGAAAAGGGAATTTATTACGAAAATAAAACAGATATTTCTTATATATTTTTAAATCTTGATAAAAATGAAATGAATTCATTAGAATGGAATTGCTATCAAGATTATTCTCCCAAAAAAGTAATAAAAAAATTTAAAGAAGTTTATTTGAATTGATATGAAGAGTTTAGTTACTGGTGGTGCAGGATTTATTGGGTGGTGTAAATTATTCTGTTAATGAAATTGCAAATGCAATTTCTGATAATCAAATAAATATACCACCTAGAATTGGAGAATCTAGGGTTACTCTTGCCAATAATGGAAAATTAAGAACTATTTTTGGATGGAGGTCACAAGTCAATTTAATGGATTGGATTAAAACTCAATGAATTTATTAATAGAATATTTTAGGTCTGATGATTATCAAAGACATAGTGAATATCTAACTTGCATTCACGAAAATTTAGAAAATCAATATATTAAAAAAATATATGTTTTTATTTCTGATGATTCTAAATTAAATTTTGAATCGGAAAAAATAGAAATAATTCAAAGAGAAGAAAGACCAACATATAAAGATCTTTTTGAATTTTGCAATACAAATCTAAAAAATGAGATTTGTATTATTTCAAATGCAGATATTATTCTTGATGATACTCTTTCTCATGTTCAAAGTGTAAATTTAGATAATGTTTTTGTTGCATTGACGAGATGGGAAGTATTTTGTGAAAATCGTGAATGGTGTATTGCACCATTTAATAATTCATCTTCTCAAGATGTTTGGATGTTCAAATCACCAATTGCTACAAATGATGAAATGGAATTCACTTTGGGGAAACCGGGATGTGATAATAAGATTGCTAAGATTATGGCAGATATTAATTATGAGGTTAGAAATCCTGCAAATCAAATTGTAGCATCTCATTTTCATATTTCTGGGCATCGAACTTATGACTGGAAAGATGATAGAGTTCCTGGACCATATCTTTGCTTAGTTCCAAATGATGACATTAATCAAAAAACGGAGTACATTGAGATTGATGGATTTGATGAACAAGGAAGAGCTTATAGAGTTGAAAAGTAAAGTCAGAGGTTTCTAACAAACTAAGTATAAATTACTACTAGGGGTGCTTGACACCCCTTTCTTTTTGCTATATAGTTTTGTTGTAAATCTTTACAAAAGATAATGACTGTAACAAAAAATGAATTTGGGCAAATGAATATGTTTGCCAAAGAACCTTCGATGTATATGACTAAAGAAGACCTTGATCGTTATGGTATTGAACCTTATGCTGAAAGGGCACAGAGAGCAAATTCAAGGTGGGCAATGGTAGGTATTGTTGCTGGGGTTATTTCTTATGCCCTAACAGGTAATCTTTTCTTTGGTGTCGTTTGATACTTGACAATGACTTCAATTATCTTTACAATAACATCTGTTGCCTTTTTTGTTTTGTTGGCAGCATCCGTAGAAAAAATTTGTGATTCCGACTAAGCACATCATGACTAACCCAAAAGCTTTCTTGATTATTTCCTTTTTGGCAGCGTTGATTGCGTTTAATTGGTGGTGGCTTCCACAGAAGTGGCACGCTTGTCAAAGGCTTTATGACAACAAGCCGGCGCAGGTTATGTGTCTGCTAGCCAAGCAGTGAGACTTACTAATGACTGTCTTTAATATCACTCTTCAATCTCCCGATGGAACTGAAACCACAATCCAATGTCCCGATGACCAGTACATCCTCGAAGCAGCAGAAGAAGCAGGTGTTGACCTTCCTTCTTCGTGTAAAGCAGGTGCTTG